CTAACTGATTTTCTTTCATCCAGTTTTCAACAACATAGTTAAGATAGCTGTCAACTTTTTCTACGAGTTCGGCTTTAGTGGAAGATACTGCTTCCGTTAGCTCTTCTTCGTAGCTAGCCTCTAAACGAGTTACTTCTTCGGCCAATTTAGATTTAATTGCGGCTTCGAAAATAACAGCTGTTTTGGCTTTAAACTCTTCGGAAAGAGTAGCTTCAGACTCGACTAATGCATTTAAATCTTCTGAAAAATCAACGTTTGATGCTTCGGCAACAAGTGCTTCGTCATCTAGGTCAACATCTTCACCCATAAGTTGTGTTAGCGCACCGGCAAGGTCTTCTTTTTTCATACCAGCCATTTTGTTGTACGCCGCATTAATCATACCAGCTTTTGTTTTTGGCATTTTTTCTGAATTAGACTTGTCACCCTTACGAGCTTTCGCTTTAGGTCCCTTGTCTTCTGCAGATTGTACAGATGCAATAGATTGTGCCTCTGCATTTTTTGGATCGTGAGCTTCTTCGATTTCATTCTCGTCGAGCTCAACATCCTGATCTTGGATTTGGTCAGTCATGTCTTGACTCCTATATTATATTTTACTTTTCATTAACGAGAGGAAATTCTTAAACTCACGAGTCTGAGTCTCATAGAGATCAGCGCGTGGAGCTTTTTTAATTTCAGTCTCCATTCTTTCAATGTCTTGAGCTTCCAGAATACCGTTATTCCAGATCCAGTCTACACCTTCCATAATCCCATTAACAAAGGCGTTTGGTGCTGATGGATCTTGTACGATGTCAATCGTATTAAGAAGAAAGTCTTCCTTCACATACATGGCGTTGCCACGTTGCTCAATGCTACCCATACCACGAGTCGACACTCCTAGCTGAACACCACCGTCAAGTAGACCTTTAACAATCTTACCCATCGGAGTATCTAGTATTTGTGCCTTACCTACCACATTATTTTTCTCAAATCTGAGATCTGTAATTAGGTGGGATACTTTATCTAAGTTTACAGTAGGACCATCAGGATGGTTTAACTCGCCAACTGCTCGCTTAGTTTTTACTTGATCCGTAACGTATTTGTTTACAGCATTTTCCATAATTGCTCTTGGATAAATGCGTCCATTACGGTTCTTTGATTCTGCTTGTGCAAATACGCCTTCGATAGCGTAATTCTTGCCTCCGCCTTCTTTGGCTTCAACAATCATTTCGATATCGTGTTCTACGTATTCTGTAATTAACTTCATAGTGATTTAGTCCAATTCTCTTACCATCTGCATAAGCATTTTTTGCGCATGCTGTTTAGTATCATATACGTCTAATTTATCACCATCAATATAAGCAGTAAACTTATCATAATTTTGTACAATTTCAACTTTATAACCATTTAATCTACGGTTATAAACTGTGCGTCGCTTTTTAACTGCTTCGCTTAAATCATACTTTAACTCTTTATACTTCGTCTTCATCTGCTTGTTCTTCATTTTCGACAGATACTACTTCTTCAGTGTTATCATCTTCTAGATCTAACTCAAGCTGTTCAGCATCGACACCATTGTATATACTAGCAGATACTTTAATTCGTTCTTGTTCTAGCGCATTGTCCATCCGGTCATTCATGATCTGTGTAAAAGTTTTATTCGCAGAATTAAAATCTTTATCAAATGATTGTTGAACTAATGTTTCAATAGGGTTCATAATATTTCCTCATATTTGGTATTATTTATACGTTTTCTACGTTCCAGGCTTAACTTCTGGAGTCTCTTCTTTATTGTCTGCTGGCTCTGGATCAGGTTCTTCGGCTGATTGTTTTGCCATATCTTTAATATCCTCATCACTTAGCATAAGAATCTTTTTCATAATATATTCTTTTGAGAAGTATTCACCAACATATTGAGAAGCCTGATCTAGGGTTGTTAAACGATCTCTTAATAGCTCAGCATCTTTAAGTTCTGTGAAATGGTTATCACGCGAATAATCGATAAAGATATCGTTTTTCCATGAATCCCAGTCTTCTTCAGTAATAAGACCTTTCATAATTAACTGAGTTTTTAGAATACCAGTGAATAGATGTGCAAACCTTTTACGTAGTCTATCAATGAATTTCTGAAATTTCAACTCATCTCGTGAGATCTCGGTTGCTCTACCTAAAGAAAATTGACCTTCTGATTCAAGCCTACCAATAGGAACATTAAGAGACTTATATAATTTCTTTTGAAAATATACGATGTCATCTATTTGTCCGAGGTTTTCGCCACCTGGTAAAGTTGAGATCTCTGTACCACGACCACCTTCGCGACGTGGCAGCCAAAAATCTTCAAGCATCGACATATGTTTGCGATCATCTTTAACTGCTCCTGTATCAGCGTCATAGACCAACTTGTTACGATACCGGGCCATGATGTCTTTCATATATTGTTCGGACTTACCACGAGGCAAGTTACCCACATCAATATAGAATATTCTACGCTCAGGCGCTCGTGCAAGCCGATAGATGACGAGTGAGTCTTCCATCATACGAAGTTGATTGATTGGCTTCAAAGCTTTATGCAGATGTGACACAATTTTCTTACGGCTAGCATCTAATAGACCAGATGTAACATAGCTAACGGAATCGTTAGATAGTTTAATACCAGACGAGGTACTTCCTGGTTTTTCTTGATACAAGTAATACTCATCAGTCTTTTCGACGATCAATGCACCAGTCTTTGGATCTTTTTTCTTTTTAACTTGTTTAATTTTACGAACTTTAGAGGCATCAATAGGACGAATTTCCTGGATGCCAGCTTTAAGGTTCGCTTCGTTAACAACAAGGTGGTGATATAGACGTCCATCTACATACCAACGTTTAAACATATCGTGACCAATTTCATTGAAATTTAGCATCGACACGATGTTTTCGAATTCTTCGGTAATACCCTTTTTTATTTGATCAGATACTTCAACCTTGTCTAGTCTAATTTCAAGTGCCGATTCACCTTCTGACGCTGAAATAGATTCATTAGTAATATCTTCAATTGCAGCATCAACCTCAGGGTGTGCTGATACTCCACGATATTTCATTATTAGCTGAGCATTATCTTTAGATTCATCACCATCTAAATTAATGAATTGGCCATAGTGCATACCAGACGCGGTAACATAACCAGCGCCATCGTCATCAGTAGCAGGAACAATAGAAGGAAGTTTTTTATCTTCTTCTTTTTGTCTCTTCCTACGGATTTCAAATCCAAATATATTTAAGCCTTGTTCTTCAGCCATAATTCCATCCTATTTTAAAAGGTTGGCAACCTTAAAGACTGCCAACCTAATATTTATATCACCATTAAGAAGTGGTGTTAGATGTCCAGTACTGATATGCAAACTCTACACTAAACTCTTCGATCGCATCATTGGCATCATATGCCAATTCAATCGGTGAGATCAATGTTGGGAAAGCAGCAACGAAGTTGTATGTTTTCAATATACTTTCGTCTTTATCAAGTTGATCAACTTTAAGATCTGCTTGATAATCAGTTGGGTTAACTAGACCAGTATTAGCGCCGTGTGCGTTAATACCGTTCATCCAACGTTCCATTGAGTCACGAACCGTGAAGTTCGTGTCATTGATAATTGTTACTGACCATGGTTCAAAGGTACGATCGCCTGCAATTTGCAATTGACGTCCTCTAAAAGCCACCGGTACGGCCGGAACCGTTGAACCCGGAAGCTGTCCTGTTCTACACATGAATGATGTTAATTCAACATCACCGCCAGCATAACCTGGAAAACCAAGTGTAACTTTAAACAGATTGGGGCGAGCGCCACCACCTGCTAGTTTTGCTTTAAAATCGTCTACGCCTAAAATAGCCATTTTCTATCTCCCCTTATACCGCGCCAGCGACTTCTGAGAAGTCTACGCCAGTACGTACAGCAACAAAGTTAAGTGTAACAAAGTTGATGGAACGAGCAGGTTTGACTAAGACAGTAGCGACGAATTCATTTCTATCTATAACTGCACCAGTATTGTTTGTTTCGTCACAAATAACACGGAAGTCAGTAATACCACGACGGCCTTTAATGTCGCGTAGGAATGGTTCGACTGTACCTGTAAATTCTGCTCTTGTAAATTCATCATTGAATTCGAACATAACGTTACGCGCAGCCAAAGCAATCGCTCGCTCAATAACCAGGAACAAACGACGTACGTTAATACGATCAAATGCTGATGGACGGGCCAATTTAGTTTTGTCACCAAAGAGTAATAGACCTTGACC